CCCATGCCTGCCCTCCAGTCCCCGTTTGTTCCCTATCCGTTCCCATTCCCTGCCCTATCCCCTGCCCCTCCATGAACGAAGGGGGGTGGCCCAACCCGAAGGCGGGGTAGCGGGAGGCGGCGCCTTTAGGGCATACACCTCTCCCCGTGTGCGGCCAGTTTTCCCAAACCCCGTATACCCCACCAAAAAGCAATCAAACGAAGTCTACGGGTTTTTGCAATTCCTAAACCCCGGACATATCCTCCCGCTGCCTCGCTTGTCTGTTGACAATCGGCCCGCCAGCCGCCATGATCAGCCCGCGAACCTAGGAGCCTGCCCGATGATTGATTACGAGAACCTTGCCGCATCCGTCCCCGGCCCCGAGCCGACTGTTGAGCCTGCACCGGCGGGCCGCAAAGCTCCTGCTTTCAGCACCGAGACCATCTTCGAGTCCGACGCCAGCCCTGAAGAAATCTCTGCTGCCCAAGCCCGGCTCAACCGCCCAACTTTACCCGTCACCCACGAACGCTACCAAGGCATTGCTGCGGCCAAGGGCTATAAGCAGGGTGATGATTTCTCTGGCAACCGGCTCAAGAAAACCTCTTACAACCACGAAGCCATGATCGACGTTATCATCGCTGAACCTACCCTCACCCAAAACGACCTTGCCAAGCGCTTTGACCGCTCCGTCGCCTGGATCTCCGTCATCATGGGTTCGGACTCTTTCCAAGCCGCTCTAGCCAAGCGCCGCGAGGAACTCACCGACCCTTTTCTCGTAGCCACGATTGAAGAGCGCTTTCGTGGCCTAGCCGACCAATCGCTCCAAGTCATCGCAGCCAGTCTCGAAACCACGCGGAACATCGACGTTGCGTTCAAGGCCCTGGACATATCCGCTAAGGCCCTGGGCTTCGGTGCCAGATCCGCCAACCCCGGCGCGACTGTCCAAAACAACTTCGTTGTCCAACTCCCGCCTAAAATGGCTGATTCTTCCGAATGGGCTTCCACCCACGGCAAGACCATCGAGCAGTAAGGAGCCTTCTCATGACAACTGCCCACGTATTCCGCTCTTCGATCGAAGCTCGTAGCTTCCTCCTCGATTTGAAGCTTGAAGACCCCAAAGCCGTGCTTTCCCAGTCCCGCTACCGCGTGGCAAAGTCCGATGGCACCGCCGTTCAGGCTATCATCTGGCAGCGCCCCGAAGACGATGACCGCTTCTGGGGCCTGACTTTTTCGGAAGTCGTTTTCCACGGCAAGTTTCCTGAGCGCACTCGCGAAATTGCCCGCCTGCAAACCCGATCCGCATGACTCCTCGCTGGATCAACTACACCCCCGGCGTGCCGCTCACTGCGGACTTTCTCTCCGCTGCTCCGTGGGGCCGGTCTTTGTGCGTTAACCAAGCAACTGGTCAAATCTACTACCTCGACGCTGCTGGGGTGCCTACCGCAATTATCAGCGGCGGTGGTGGTGGTGGTGGAGAGACTACTTGGACAGCTATCACTGGCAAGCCTTCAACGTTCCCACCCGAGGCACACAACCAGGGCATTTCGACGATCACGGGCCTGCAAACTGCGCTCGATGGGAAGCAGGCGGTGGGCAGCTATGCCAATGCTGCTCACACACACATTATTGGTGACGTCACCGGATTGCAGGGCGCTTTGGACGGGAAGCAGCCTGTCAGCGCCGTGTTGACCGGGACGACTGCAAGCTTCACCACTGCGCAGGAAACGAAGCTTTCAGGGATTGCGGCCGGGGCGACTGCGAACAGTGCCGACGCAACCTTGCTAGCACGTGCGAACCACACCGGGACGCAGACGCTTGACACGACCACGGACAGCGCAACTCGCCTTGCCATGACTTCCGCCGAGCGGACAAAGCTGACTGGGGTCGCAACGGGCGCGACCGCCAACGCCACGGACGCGGCCTTGCGTGATCGAGCAACTCACACCGGCGCGCAGGCAATTTCGACAGTAACCGGCCTCCAGACTGCGCTCGACGCCAAGCAAGCCACACTCGTTAGCGGGACAAGCATCAAGACGATCAACGGCGTGTCCGTTCTCGGCTCTGGTGACATTGTTATTTCAGGCGGCGGCGGCTCCGATCCGTGGACTTACATCAAGCTGGCGAGCGACTTCCCCATCAGCACTGTGGCTGCGGGTGATATTACGGGGCTGGCGTTCACCCCGGTGGCGAACCTGCAATACGAATTTGAAGCGGTGTTGATGCTGCGGACTGCGCTGGCAGCGACTGGCCCACGCCCCGGTTTGGCATGGGCAACAGGCGGCACGGACGGGGTGGCGCGGATCGACACGCCTTCCAGCGCCACGGCGTCAACGATTGTGCAGGGTAACATCAGCGCGCCATTGCTGGCGGCGGTTGGCGGGTTGCCGAACACCACGGGCAGCTTCCCCGCTTATGTTCGCGGCACGTTCCGGGCCGGTGCCTCGCCTTCGGGGAGTATTCGCCTGCAACTCGCAAGCGAAACGGCGGGCTCTATCGTGACGGTGCGTGCGGGTTCATATCTCAAGTATCGGATCATTTAATGCCTGTCCCCCTCGCCACACCTGAACAAACCGTCATCTGGGCGCCCCAAGAAGGCCCCCAAACCGCACTAATCCAGTGCCCGGTTTTCGAGGTCTTCTACGGTGGAGCCCGAGGCGGTGGCAAGACCGAGTCCTCCATCGGTGACTGGCTGGAACACTCCTCTGCCTACGGTGAAGCCGCTATTGGCATCTTCGTGCGGCGCAAATTCAAGCAGCTGGCCGAGGTCATCGCCAGAACTAAGCAGCTCTTCCCCAAGGTCGGAGCCAAATACAACGAGCAAAAAGCCGAATGGCGCATGGCCAATGGCGCACGCTTGAAATTCGTCTACTTGGAGCGAGATTCCGATGCCGAAGAATACCAGGGCCACAACTACACCCGCGTCTACGTCGAAGAAGTCACCAACTTCCCTTCCCCCGGGCCTATCGACAAGCTCCGTGCGACTCTCCGTAGCGGTTCTGGTGTCCCTGTTGGTATGCGGCTTACTGGCAACCCTGGCGGCCCTGGGCATAACTGGGTAAAAAAGCGCTACATCGACCCCAACCCTCGCGGGTATCAGTTAATTGAAGAATCCTGCGATGTGGAAATCGACGGTGTGGTCAGATCTGTCTCACTCGAGCGGGTTTTCATCCCTTCAAAGCTCGGAGACAATATGCTGCTCCTCCGAGGCGATCCTACCTACGTCCTACGCCTCCGCCAGTCCGGTTCCGAAGCCCTCGTCAAAGCCTGGCTTGAAGGCAATTGGGACATTGTTGACGGGGCTTATTTCACCGAACTCGATGAAGCGATCCATGGACGGCCCGCCGACCTCATGCGCTGGGCACCGCCCTCCACAGTCCGTTTCCGTGCCTTCGACTGGGGTTCCGCCAAGCCTTTCTCTGTTGGCTGGTGGGCCATCTGTGACGGGACTTGGCCCCGCGACAACCCTCTACCCTTCGGAGCCATCTTCCGCTATCGCGAATGGTATGGAGCTTCCGGCGTGAACAAAGGCCTCGGCTCCACAGCCGACACTGTCGCCAAAGAAATCCTAAACCAGGAAAAGGGCGAGCGCATCCGCTACGCTGTCGCCGACCCCGCCATCTTCATTCGCAACGGCGGGCCTTCCATCGCAGAGTCCATGTCCCGCTGCCGCTGGCGTCGGGCGGATAACAAACGCCTTCCTGGCTGGGAGCAAGTCCGCCAGCGTATATCCGGCGAACAGACCTGGGTCGAGGAAGAAGGCCAAGCTGTCATGAAATCCGTTCCCATGCTCTACTCTGCCTTCGAATGCGAGGACTTCTGGCGCACTATGCCGACGCTCCAGCACGATGAAAAAGACGTCGAAGACCTTGACACTGACGGCGAAGACCATATCGCCGACGAAGTCCGCTACGCTTGCATGTCGCGGCCTTGGAAGCCCAAAATCGAACTCCCAACGCCAGGGTTGAAACTTCCGCTTCTCCCCGGCCAAATGACGATCCAGCAACTCGTAGCCCAAAACACCCGCAAACGCCTGGAACAGGAACTCAACAATGCCTAGCCCGACCCCCGACGAAGCCAAAGACGAAACCATGTCGGCTGAAAAGTCCGCTGGGCTATACCGAGCCTGGATGAAGGAAATCCACAGCGCAATGAAGCGCGAGGACAAATACCGCAAATTCGCACAAACCTGCGTCGATATGTATGAAGGCAAGGATGCGGAGCAGACCCCCTTTGCCATCCTGTATTCCAACGTCGAGACTATGGCCCCAGCCGTCTACAATGCTCGACCTATCCCGATGGTGCAGCGACGGTTTAAAGATGCCGACCCCGGCGGGAAGGCTGTCGCAGACGTTGGAACCCGGCTGCTGAAATACCTCATCGACAACGAAGCATCGAACTACGACGCCTTCGACGACCTGATGCAGGCCAATGTCCTCGACGGGCTGTTGACAAACCGAGGCTTAACCCGGTTCAAATTCGTGGGCCAAGACGGCCCGATGAAAGAATGCGTTTACGGCGAAGCCATCCGCTGGGACAAATTCTACCACGGCTACTCCCGCACTTGGAAAAAAGTCCCCTGGATCGGCTTCGAATGGGACATGACCGAGGACGAAGTCCGGAAAAACTTCCCCGACGCCCCGGTCGACTTTACTAAGATCGGCACCGACGCTGAGGATGAAAAGTCCGAAACTGAGTCCCGCGAGCAGCGTGAGGGCGTGAAACTCGTCAAAATACATGAAGTCTGGGACAAGCGCACTAAACGGGTAATGTTCTTCTCCGACTGCTGCCCGAATATGCCGCTGAAAATGGTCGATGACCCGCTGAACCTTGTCGGGTTTTTTCCTGTTCCCCGGCCGCTGAACTTCATGCGGAAGGTGACTACGCTTGTCCCAACGCCGCTGTATATTCATTACAAACAGCAGGCCCAGGAACTCAACGAAATCACTCGGCGGCTGAAGGCCATTATCCGTGCAATCAAGTTCCGGGGGGCCTACAATGCCGCAGTCGAAGGCATTGAGAAAATGCTTCAGGCGGATGACAATGAGCTGGTTCCTGTCGAGAACGTCCAGTCCATGCCTGATGGCACCGGGATGGATAAACTCCTCTGGACTGTCCCTGTCAACGAACTCGCCGCGACTGCGCAATCCCTCTACCAGCAACGCGAGCAGGTAAAGCAGGTCATCTACGAAATCACTGGCATCAGTGACATTCTCCGCGGCGCTTCCGTCGCATCCGAAACCGCCACTGCACAAAACATCAAAAACCAGTGGGGATCACTCCGCCTCAAGAAAATGCAGAAGGAAGTCCAGCGTTACTGCCGGGATTGTCTTGGCATCATGTTCGAAATCGCGGCCAATCGCTTTGAACTCGAGACTCTGATGGCGATGACTGGCGCGCCGTATCTGCAGCAGGAGCAGAAACAGCAGATTGAGCAACAACTCGCCATGCAGGCCCAACAAGCCCAGATGGCCCAGCAGCCGCAAATGCCGGGGCAACCTCCTGTTCAGCCTGCACCTCCGCCGCAAATCCCGCCGGAAGTCCAAGCCCTCATGGCTGCGCCTTCCTGGGAGGATATTTACAAGCTCCTCCAAGACCCTGTGGCTGTAAACTACCGCACTGAAATCGAAACCAACTCCACCATCGACGCGGAGGCTGCTCAGGACAAGCAGGATATTTCCGAACTGATGAACTCGCTTTCGCAGTTCCTCAACGGGGTTGCACCGCTGGTTGAGCAGGGGGTCTTGCCCTACGAAATCGCCAAGGAAATGTTGCTGGTTGTCTCCCGTCGGTATAACTTCGGTATGCAGCTGGAGGACTCGATTAAAGCCATGGGCCCGCCGCCGAAGGCCGAGGACAAGCCCGATCCTGCGATGGAAGCCAAGGCCATGCAAGCCAAGGCCGAAGCCGAAGCCTCTGCTGCCAAGGCCCAGCAGGAAATGCAACTTATGCAGGCCGAAACGCAAAACAAACTCATGATTATGGGCGAAGAGCTGAAGGTCAAGCAGCAAGAACTCCGCATCAAGCAGCAGGAACTGCAGTTGCAGGAACGCGCTCTTGGGCTTAAACTTCAACTTCAAACAGCTACTCATAACCAAAAAATGGAAGCCCTTGCAGCCCAGACCGCTGCAGCTAAAGCTAAACCTGAGAAGGAACCTGCCTAATGCCCCTCTACGACTTCAAGTGCACGGACAACCACCGCTTCGAACGGTTCGTGCCATTAACCAACTTTGAAGATCCTCAAGAATGTGCTTGTGGGCACCCCGCAACCCGCGTCATATCTGCTCCTATGTTCACCGTGGACTCGACAGGTTACTCCTGCCCTGTCACCGGGGACTGGATCGGTTCAAAGCACGCGCATCGGGAAAACCTCGAACGGCATGACTGCCGGGTATTAGAAACCGGGGAAAACGAAGCCGCTGCTTCCCGCCGAGCGAAAGACGATGAAAACTTAGACAAGGCTATCGACGAAACCGTGGAACGACACTTCGAAGCTCTCCCTTCAGACAAAAAAGAGCAGCTCCACAACGAGCTGGTCAACGGGAAGCTCGACCTCTCCGTCGATCGCAAGACAGTATAAGGAACCTGCCCCATGCCAAAGAACATTGACGAGCTTAACGAGACTCAGTCGGACTTCGACACCGAAACGGCTTTGGCCGATATTTCCGCTGATCTCTTCGGGCAGGGGAGTGACGATGGGACTGGTGGCGAACCGGCTGATGCTGAGGCGGAGAAGGCTCCAGCGGGTCTGAGCGCTGATGAGAAGGCTCCGCCTCAGCAACCAGAAGGCGAAACCCCGGCGGCAGCCGAAACCGAAAACACCGCCGAAGTTCAGGAAACCGGCGCGCCGAAAACCTGGTCGAAGGAAGCCCTGCAAGACTGGGCCACCCTCCCACCGCGCGCGCAGCAGGAAATCCTCAAACGTGAGGAGGACTTCTTCCGTGGCATTTCCATGTATAAGGAAGCTGCAACTGTCGGGGAACGCTACAACGATGTGGTCAAGCCCTACGCGCCGATCCTGGCTGCGGAGAACATCGACCCGGTGCAGTTGTTCCAATCCTTCGCTGCGAACCATTACCTTCTAACACGCGGGACGCCGGATCAGAAGCTCGAACTCGCTGCCGCCATGATCCAAGGCTACGGCATCGACTTCAACAGCCTGATCAATCACATCGGCTCACAGGCCCTTGAGCCTGTCGATCCCCGCGTTCTTCAGCTGGAGCGAGAAATCCAGCAACTCAAATCCGGAGCCCAGACCCGCCAACAGCAGGAACAGGAATCCGTAAAGGCGCAGCTCAATACCGAAATTGAGGCCTTCGCCAAAGACCCCGCGCACCCGTATTTTGACGAACTTGCCAACGACATTGCCAAGATCTTCGAAACCGGCCAAGCAAATACACTCCAGGAAGCTTACGAAAAGGCAGTCTACCTCAACCCTGTCACCCGGCAGAAGGAGATCGACCGGCTCACAGCCGAGCGCACGAACTCCACTGATGCCGCTGAGCAGGCCCGGCAGGCCAAAATCGCCCGATCGACAGCTGCTGATTTGTCACTCGACCCCAAGTCCCGGAACGGCACGGTTCCCGTCGGCTCTCTCGATGACACTCTTGCCGAAACAATGGCGCGTATTAAAAGCCGCGCCTGAACCCATAAAGGACTTTTCCAATGGCAACTCCAAGTTCAATCTTCACGGAACTCGTTTCCACCACCTGGCGGAACCACGCCAAGGACGTCAAGGACAACCTTACCCGCAACAATGCACTCTACGCCCGAATGATGAAGAAGGGCATGATGCGGACGGAAGACGGCGGGCTTTCCATCGTCCAGCCTCTGGATTACAACTCGAATGGCACCTACCAGCGCTATTCGGGTTATGATATCCTGAACATCCAGCAGTCCGACGTTATCACGGCGGCGGAGTTCCAGTGGCGTCAGATTGCCCTCAACATCGTGGCTTCGGGGCTTGAACTCCGCACGAACTCGGGCAGCAACAAGATCGTCAGCCTTGCCAAGTCGCGTATCAAGAACGCGATGCGGACGTTCAAGAACAACTTCAGCTTCGATATCTACGGCGACGGAACCCTGCCGAACCAGATCGGGGGGCTCCAGGCTCTCGTGTCTGATGCAGGCACCGGCACTGTCGGTGGGATCGACTCGTCGCTGTGGCCGTTCTGGCAGTCGGCTGTTCAGTCAGCAGCTGCTCCGATCCAAGGCGGCGCGGCAGTCACCGTCTCGGCAACCACCATCGAACAGGGCATCATGCTGCCGTTGTGGCTGAACCAGGTTCGTGGCGACGACAAGCCTGACCTCATCGTGGCGTCGAATGACTGGTTCACGTTCTACGAAGCCAGCCAGGTGTCGATCAAGCGCTACACCGACAAGAACGAAGCCGACGGTGGTTTCACCTCCATGAAGTACAAGAACGCTGACGTCATCTTCGACGGCGGCAGCGGGATCGGCAACAGCCGTATGTATTTCCTGAACACCGACTACCTCGAACTGGTCGTGCACAAGGACGCCAACCTGACCATGCCGGACGACATGAAGCCTTACAACCAGGACGCAGTGGTCATGCCAGTGCTCTGGATGGGCAATATGTGCGTGTCGAACCGTCGGCTGCAGGCTGTCGCCAAGGCGTAGTTTCTACGGGGTTTTGGGATTTATAATCCCCGTAGTTTTCAATCGAAAGGAATATCGAAATGCCAGGTGCATCTTCAATCAACGTAGTCGGCAACCAGCCGATCGCCTTCGGGGATCTTCCCGATACTACCGCCCGGCAGCAGCCCGGCCTGATCCTCACCGCAGCTGGTGATTACTGGGGCGGACGGACTGTCCTCTACGGTCGTGCCAACGGCACCATCGACGCGGCAGCGCTCTGTGTCCTGACCCCGGTTCTGGGTTCTGACGGTCAGTGGCGTTACGACGTAACCGAAGCCCCGAACACCGCCAACCTCGGTCGTTCGGTCTGCATCGCAATGGCTCCGATGACTGCTGGTCAGTTCGGCTGGTTCGTCCTCTCCGGCGTGGCTCCTGTAGCTGCAACGGCGTCGGTGGCAGCAGACACTGCCTTCGGCATCACCGGCGCGGGTCAGATTGGTGCGAACTCTGCTGGTAAGCAGATCCTCGGTGGTCGCGTCGTGGCTCCGGCCACTACCACGGTGGTTAAAGCCGCTACGGCCAACTCCGGCTCGACGCAGCTGACTGTCCGTGATGCCAGCGGTTGGTTCCCTGGGGCTTACCTCAGCGGGACTGGCGTAGCCGCAGGCGCAACGGTAACGTCGATCAGTCCCGATGGCACGATCGTCACCATGTCGGCAGCAGCCACCGCGTCGATCAACGGCAACGTGACTGCGACCTACAACAACGGGACGATCTTCTACAACGTCGTTCACGTGAACCACGCTTTCGCGCAGGGTGCTATCACATAGGTTGACATAAACTTCGTGGGCTGTTATGAAATATACCACCCTAACAGCCCACGGAGGTTTTATGCTCAAAAACAGGTTATTGGATAAAACGGTAAAAAGTGAGGACGGCTGCTGGGTCTGGGTCGGGGCGGCTTCCAAAAAACCTTCTGGCCATAATTATGGGCTAATTAGCGTTTCAGGCAAACTTCAAATGGCTCACCGAGTTTCTTACGAACTCTTCCGCGAGCCGCTTAAACCTGGAATGGTTTTAGACCATCTTTGCCGTAACACTCTTTGTGTGAACCCAGAACACCTCGAAGAAGTAACGCCAAAACAGAACATTAACCGAGGGCGAAGAGCTGCTAGTGAGAAAACGCACTGCCCCTCGGGTCACGAATACTCGGAAGCTAATCTTTATATAACAAGTCGCGGGCACAGGGAGTGTCGGATTTGCCGTAAAGAAAAAGCCCGTGAATATGCTTTAAAGCGTGCCCGTTAACCACCTGCCCACGAGGTTTTTATGTCAGACGAAGCAAAACCACCTTATGTTATCTTCGAACTCCGTGCGGTGGAAGACCGGGCGGCAAGTCTCGAAACAGGCCACTACGCTGCGAAAGACGTGGCATTCGCCATTATCACGCCAGCCGGGTCGAAGGATCGACTGGAAAAGGAAGCCGAAGTATGGTTGAAAGATCTTGCTGAAGCCGTCGCGCAGGAGCGCTTTCCGCAGTCCTGGCTTACCGCGTATCGCGGGGCTTTTAAGGATTGGCAGGAGAGCCGCGAGACCCCGGAGTTCGGCATTTCAATCAAAGACTGGCCCGGTGCATCGCCAGCCCAAGTCAAGATGCTTCTCGACCTCAATTACCGGACTGTTGAGCAGGTGGCTGAAGCTACCGAAGAAGGCATTTCTCGCATGGGTATGGGAGGCCGAGCGATTAAGTCCAAGGCCCAGGCCTATCTCGACGCGGCAAAGGACACCGGAAAAGTGGCCGAAGAGGTGGAGCAGCTCCGTGTGCAAATCCAGACCCTTATCGACCGTGATGCTGCCCGCGAGGCGGAACTCACCAAACTCAAGGCCGAGAACGAAGGGCTGAAGAAGTCCTCGAAATAAGGAAGCCCGCCAATGTCAGTGCTATCGGTTATTCAAGCCCATTGTCGAAACCATGCCTTAGGCATACCGACTGGCGTCATCGGCAGCACTGACAGTGGTGTGCAGCAGTTATTGGGGCTGTTGAGCCTACTGCTCGATGAAATGGTCAACGAGTCGAAGTTCAACGTCATCACGCAAGAAGCTGTATTCACGGCAACTGCGGCGGAAAGTCAGGGAACGATGGAAACCCTCGCGCCGTTTGGTTATCAGTTTGCTTACTTCGAAACGTTTTTCGATCGCACGCTGGCGCGGCCTCTCTACGGCCCGCTGACTGAAACCGAATGGCAGCAGATCAAAGCCCTGCCAAACCCTGGGCCGTTTTACAAGTTCCGCATTCGTGGGAATGAACTCCTGCTCAACCCGGCACCAACGGCTCCCCTCAGCACCATTGCATTTGAATACGCCAGTTCCTGGTGTGTGCGGAGCATGGCTGGGGTGCTGCAGCCCGGCATTCTAGCCGATACCGACACTTTCGTATTCCCGGAACGCATCCTGCAACGAGGTCTGGCATTCTACTGGAACCAGCAAAAAGGCCTGCCTTACCAGGAACACAAAGATCAGTATTACAACTTGCTCAACAACTACATCGCTCGGGATAAGGTCAAGTCCCGGATCAACGTAGCAAGCCCTTATCCAGTCGATATTCAACCCGGCATTTTTGTGCCTACAGGGAACTGGAACGTCTGATGCGTGGTGGGAATAAGATCAAATTCCGGGCAGGTGAGCGGCCGCAGCCAGTTAATGAAGCCATCGGTCGGCCTTATTCTCACCCTTCGCCGTATGGAGGTTGGAACGCTCTCGGTAACTTGTCGAATATGTCGCCTACTGAAGCGTTGCAGATGGACAACTTCTTCCCCGCTGTGCAGGACGTAGTGCTGCGAAAGGGGTCGATTACTTGGGTAACGGGGTTCGCCTCTGCGGTGAAGAAAATGCTGCCTTACAACGGGCAAGCAGTTTCGAAGATGTTCGCTTCGACGAATACCGGCATCTTTGATGTAACGGCTTCGGGAACTGTCGGCGCGGCGGTCGATACCTGCACCAACGGCCAGTGGTCGCACGTGAATTTTACCACCCCAGGGGGTAGTTTTCTCGTTCTCGCCAACGGGTCTGATGCGGTAAAGAACTACGACGGGGCGGCTTGGACTAATCCGGCGATTACCGGGGTAACTCCCAGCTCGCTGTCCTATGTCACGGCCCACCAGAACCGCCTTTGGTTCGTTCAGAAAAACACCATGAACCTCTGGTATCTGGGCATTCAGTCTATCGCTGGCGCAGCTACTCAATTCCCTGTTGGCTCGCTGTTCAAGCGTGGTGGTTACGTCGTAGCTGCCGGGTCTTGGACGATCGACAACGGCGCCGGGCTTAGCGACCAGTTCGTTATCGTTACGTCGGAAGGTGAGATTGCGGTTTACCAAGGCTCTGATCCAGCAACCTCTGCCACGTGGGCTCTCGTCGGGGTTTACACTGTCCCACTGCCGCTGGGTAATTTCCCCTTCATGGACTTTGGCGGGGATCTGCTTTACCTCAGCCAGAATGGTCTAATCCCTATCTCGCAGCTGACGCAATCCGTCGTCATCCAGCGCAGCCAGCAGATCAGCTTTAAAATCGACGGGGCATTCCTCGACGCTGCGGAAGATTACAAGAACAATGTCGGCTGGGAAATGGTGCTGCATAAGTCAGCTAACTTCCTGCTGGTAAATATCCCCGTCAGCACAGACACCGTCGCTGTCCAGTTCGTCATGAACACTATCACCCGCGCTTGGTGTCGGTTTACTGGCTGGAACGCGAGTTCGTGGGCGACGCTTGGCAGTGATTTATTCTACGGCGGCGGCGGCGCTGTTTACAAGGCTTGGACGGGGCTGTCTGACAGCGGTATGCCGATTGCAGCCGTCGTGGCGCAGGCTTACTCCCCGCTCGGCTCGCGTAGTCAGAAGAACATCGCACTTGTCCGGCCTAATATCGGGTTCTCTGACGCAGCGCAGCTCTCTATGTCAATGGATGCTGATTTCCGGGCATTTGCTGGTGTGACTAGCTTCGCTTATGCGTCAGTCTCTACTGGCGCGATCTGGGATGCTGGTTTGTGGGACAGTGGTCTCTGGGAGTCCGGCGAGGTCACGTTCCTCCCGACCTGGAACACCATTCCTTGTGAACTCGGCTACCTGCACTCTTTTAGATTGCAAATCTCCTCCAGCCAGTCTACGTTCGCATGGACTTCCACGGACTTCGCAACGCGTGGGGCAGGCATACTGTGAAGCGAATACTGACCAAGCACGATGATATCTTCGGCCCTTGGCTGATGGAGCAAATCGGTGGTCAGTGGTTTCCCGGTCGTGGCTCGACAATCGGTCTGTGGGAAGACGGCATTGGCCCGGTAGCAGCTTGTTGCTACGACAGCTGCAACGGGGCCAGCGTTGTCGGGCATCTGGCCGGGATTGGCCGGAAGTGGATGAATAGAGAGTTCCTCTGGTATTGCTTCCACTACCCGTTTGAAGAATTGAGAGTGAATAAAATCCTCGGACTTGTAGAGTCCACGAACCTAGAAGCCCAGCGGCTCGACGAACATCTAGGTTTTACACTTGAGGCTACCCTCAAGGACGCCGCCCCTAACGGGGATTTACTGATCTACAGCATGACGCGGGATCAGTGTAAATGGCTATCCTTGAAGGAAAAGTATCGTGGGAAAACCCAAAGCTCCAGCCCCGCCTGATTACGCCGCAGCAGCAACTGCGCAAGGCGCGGCGAATGTCAACTCTGCCGTAGCGACGAATTATCTCAATCAGGCAGATCAGATCGGCCCTGGTGGGTCGCTGAAATACACGTATGACTACGAAGGTGGTTATCGTGATCCGACGACCGGGCAGATTATTCCTCGGGCAACGGCTACGACGAGCCTGAGCCCTGAGCAACAGCGGTTGTATGACCAGCAAAACCAGCTCGGCGGGTCGCTGAATGACTTCGCTATTCGAGGTCTGGACAAGGTCGACGAGTCCTTTCGGAATGGTCTGGATCAGTCGCAGTTTCCGGGGCTTCGGTCAGGAACAAATGCTCCGAGTTACCAAACAGGTCTTGGCGCAAACCCGTTTCAGATACAAGCCGGGCTTTCGCCGACGGAGTTTCAGAATCAGTATGACTTCTCGAACGTTGGGGCTATCCCGACTTCGGACAGCTTCACCGCCGACCGCGACCGGATTACTGACGCGTATATGCAGCGGTTGCAGCCGTATCTCGACCGGCAAACCCAGTCTACGCAGACGCAGCTGGCGAACCAAGGGATTACTAAGGGCTCGGAGGCGTATAACTTCGACGTTGATGCGCTCAACCGTTCGCAGAATGACCAGCGGGTTGCGGCGCTGTTGGCTGGCGATCAGGAGCAGAGCAACCGCTTCAGTGAGGCACTGGCGGGCCGTGGTCAAGGGGTCAACGAGGCCATTAGCCAAGGCAACTTCCGCAACAATGCTGGGCAGCTTACCTTTGACCAGCTGCGACAGATTACCGGCTTCAACAACGATGCGCAGAACCAGCAGTTCGGCCAGAATGTCACACAGCAGAGTGCTGAGAACCAAGCCCGCGAGGCGCAGTTCCGGTCTGGTCTGGCGAGCGACCAGTTCAACAACCAAGCCCGGTCGCAGGCTATTCAGGAACAAGCCTACTTCCAAGACCGTCCGCTTAATATCCTTAACGCCCTGCGGACAGGGAACCAAGCCGCACTGCCACAGTTCGGCAACGTCACAGCGGGCTCGACGATTGGGGCTGCGCCGGTTTACAACGCCACAGCGGATCAGTATGCTGCGGCGTTGCAGCGGTATAACATCCAGTCGCAGCAGTTCAGTGGGCTACTGAGCGGACTTGGCGAAATCGGCGGGGCGGCTATTACAAAGTCTGATCGGCGCGCCAAGCGTAATATTGAGAAGATTGGTAAGCTGCCCAATGGGCTTAATGTTTACTCTTACAACTATCTCTGGAATGACGACCCACAAGTTGGTGTCATGGCAGACGAAGTTGCGAGGATTAAGCCCGAAGCTCTTGGCCCGATCCAAGACGGCTACGCCACCGTAAACTACGGAGCGCTGTGATGAAGCCAACAGTCAACCTGCCGAAGATCGCCATTCCCACCGGGTATGAGCAGCAGCAACGCGATGCCGCGACGAAGCGTCGATTGGCTGAGGCTATGCTTGGTCAGGGACTTGGCCCACGGCAAGGGCAGAATAACTGGTCGCAGCTGTTCGGGCAGCTGGCTTCGGCCTATGCCGGGAAGAAGCTGAACAAAGACGCTACGAACCTGGAGACAGGGCTGCAGCAGCAAATCCAGCAAGACTTCTCCACGCAGCGGGGGGCCTTTCAGGAAGCAATCAAAGGCGGGGCGACCCCAGCTCAGATTGTTGAACAGTTCGGCGCAAGCCCGTTGCTGGAAGCTGATGTAAAGCCTTATCGGGAAGCCGTAGCACGAGGGCTAACGGAACGGGAACAGCTGATTAACTTCGGCGGTCGTTCAGGCGTGCGGCAGGGCGATGTTGCAGGGCAGTTTGAAAACGACCCCAACAAGCCCGTGCACGTAATTGACGGGCAAATGCAGGTAAACCCTGTAGCCATGACCGCGCAAGCACTGTCGAATGGGACACTGGTGCCGGAAGGTGAATATCCGACTTCGGCGCCGTTTCCTGGGGCGCAGTCTATGGCACCGCAGCAACCACAGCCCCAAGCACAGCCGCGGTCCGTAGACGCCCAAGGCCTGAAAAACCTCGCCGCGACAATGCCCCGCGATCGACTGACTGCCTATCTTATGCAGGGAAATGTTGTTGTGAAAATCAACAGCCCGGAAGAGGCCGATATGCTCGGTCTGCCGCCGGGGACGAAGCTTGAGCTGCCTGATGGCACTTACGGAGAAATGCCATGATGCAAGAAGATCCTTATGCACGGTTCCGTAAGCCAGCAGCTGCTCCTGTTGTGCAGCAGCCTGTCCCGCTGCCGACTCAGCCGCAACCGTTCCCCGGTGCTGCGCCGCTGCAAGTCCGTCGCAACCCGGCGAAAGTGCAGCAGGAGCAAATCGCTGTGAACAACGACCAGCGCGGAGCGAATGCTGATGCTCGGGCGGCAGAGGCAGCAGACCTTGCTCGTCAGCGGGCGGAGATTGATCGACAGCAGGCAGAGATTAAGGCCCGAACGGCTGAAGTCGAGGGCGGGGTAGAAACCACCGCGCAGGGCAAGACCGCCGCAGGCCATATGCAAACCCTGCAAATCAACATGGATATCATCAAGGACGCGCTGAAGAAAGACCCGAACGCAGCGGCACCTGGGTTTGCTGAAGCCGCGTTTGGCGAGAGCCTGCCTGCGCAGTTCCGTGGTTTGGTCGCCAGTCCCGAACGCAACGTCGTGCGCCAGTCCTACGGCCCGATCATCGAGTCGGCGGTGTATCTGGCGACGGGTGCGGCGGCTAACGATCCGCAGGTCGAGCGTCTGATCGAAGGGCTTGTGCCGGTGTATACCGACGGGCCGGAAGAACTCCGCGCGAAGGCTATTCGGCTTCAGGCTGAAATGGCCAAGGCCGACTCGATTGCTGGGTCAGCTGGTATTCTCGCTCGGGAGAAGATTCAGGAGGTTCGCAACCTCTTCCCGCAGCTGTATGGCATTGACGCACAGGAGGTCATGAACCCTTTTGAAAAGCCCTCGGAGCAGCGATTTGAGCTGTCGGGGGATAGCGAACGCATCCCGATCCCAGAGCCGATGCAGAAGGAACTGGATGCCTTTCTCGCCCAGAACCCTCCCGGTAGTATGTCTGTCGAGAAGTTCAATGACTTCTACGGCCCGCTGATGCAGCGTTATGAGTTCGGCGGTGGGGAAAATATCCAAGAGCAGACCAAGGGCTTTGTTGACAGCTACAACGCTGGGAAAGCCAGCTCCACAATCCCAAGCCCCAGCCGACCGTTGGAAGGCATGGTTGAGGGTGGGTTAGCTGCTGCTGGTGCCGATACAGGCCTTGTCGGGGATCTTTACACCGGCACGGCTGCAGCAGCGAACTCCATGACCGCAGGCTTGCCGGAGTTGTTTGCTGGCCGCGAAGGTCGTGATGCGTTTAACCGTGCGCAGCAGGCCCACCCAAAGTCGGCGCTGACTGGCGACGTCATCGGCTCCCTCGCTCCATCAGTTGCCGCTGTCAAGGGCGTCAGCAAGCTTGCCTCGCCGCTGATCAAAGAAGGCCTTGGCCGGGAAATTGCTTCCGAAGTCGGGGGTAACGCCATCTATGCTGGTGTCCGTGGTGCCAACGCTGCTGAGCCTGAAAACCGTCTCGAAGAAGGCCTGACACAAGCCGCTCTCGGTGGCGGCTCAGCCCTCCTCGCTCGTGGTGCTATCCAAGGCAGTCGTGGCTTCATGGGAGAAAATTCCCGCAAGGCTCTTGACAGCCTCGGGCCGCAGGAATTTGATATCCCCGCACAGCGCGGGGCGTTGCCTGCTGATGAGATTACGCCTCCTGCGTATCAGGGCATGACAGATGACCAACTCCGGGCGGAGGCTGCTCGGGCTCAGCGGGGTCTGGATGCCTGGGAAGCGTCGAACACCACAGCGACGAACAATGCCGCAGCCCGGCAGGCACTGGAAACAGAAGCTGCTCAGGTAGCTAAGTCCAACGCCAACCGGCAGGAAGTCTATGTCCGGGAGAACTTTCGTTCGACCAACCCTGGGGCTATTGATGCCATCCGGGCAGAGGCTGCGGAGAAGTTCCCCACTGATCCGGCACTGGTCATGCAGTCAGAAGAGTTTGCCAAGCGCGCTGGTGGGCTGAAAGACTTTTCCACGAAGGGCCTAGAAGCTCCGGAAATCCTCACTGAGCGGATAAACCGCATTGATGGGTATCTTGCTCAAGACGCTACCCCACGCTCGGGAACTGTCGAAGGCGTTGACCTCACCACCATGCAGCGGGCTGGTCTGGGGAATGCTGAAGAAGCTATCTCCGGCCTGCCCGGTGTTCACGGTGCGCGTGAAGGTTCGGTAGAGAGCTTCAACCGTCAGAACTCTGGTCGGGTTCTGGCCCGTATTGGTGAGAAGCTGCCTAAGGACGTTCGTGTCGGGACTGACATGAATGACTATGTCAACAAGAAACTTAGCAATGCATTTAACACCCTTCGCCCGTCGATTAAGGGCAAAGTTGACCAAGGGTTTAACAACGGCGTTGCAGCGCTGCGGAAGCAAGCAACGTCTAGCGACGAGCGGAAGGCTCTCTGGCAGGAACTGGAAAGCGTTCTCCAGCGCTTCCGTCAGCCGGATGGTTCCTTCAACGGCGAGGGGTATAAGGACTTCAGCACGACCCTTCGCCGGTATGCTGAGGAATGGGGCCAGTCTGGCACCCCGGCATCGACCGTCGCCAAACAGGACATGTCCCGCGTTGCTGAACAGCTGCGTAAGCAGGGCCAGGCACTGGTGGGCCGAGCAAACCCTGCGGCCGGTCGAAGGCTGAAAACCCTTGAAGGCGCGTGGGCTCATCAAGCACGGATTGAAGCTGCTTCACGAGGCGCGGCTAAGGGCGGTCGTGGGGTGTATGCTCCGGACGAGTATCTGAACTCGATCGAACGCTTGGACACCTCCAAGGGTAAAACCGCAGTCGCTCGCGGCAAAGGCTTTGATCAAGAATACGCTCAAGACGCTCGGGAAGTCCTCGGGACTAAGCCTGGAAAGAAAATCTCCATCCAAGGCTCGGCGCTCACGGCTTATGCTCTTAGCAGCCTCGGGGTTCCCGGTGCAGCAGTTGCTGGCTCGGCGGTGCTTGGCTACGCCCCTGGGGTGAAGCGCATCATCCAAGCCATCATTGACGGCAAACTCGGGGCAACGCCGAAGGCTGTGACTAAGGCTCTGGAAGGTTCAGCAGCTGGCCGGGTTATTCTCGACAGCAGCGATGCTAAGGCCCGACAGACTGTTCTCACTCAACTTCTCCGCGAACGTCATTCGAACTAAGGAACTAAGCCAATGTCTTTTGATGGATCTGGCACTTTTACCCCAGCGGCAAGCCCGAACTTTCCTGCGGTCGGCGGGCAGGTTATCAATGCTTCGTATTACAACGCGGTGATTAATGACATTGCGGCAGGGTTGACTAACACACTGACGCGAGACGGGCAGGGCAAACCCACGACCAATATTGACTGGAATGCGAAGAACCTGACAAATGTTGCTACCTTTGGCGCAGTGACGGGGAACTTCTCTGGAACGGTTACAGCAGTAGCCTTCGTCGGGCCACTGACTGGAAATGCAAGCACAGCTACAACCGCAGCCACGGCGACTAATTCATTGTCGCTTGGCGGCACGCTCGCAGCAAACTTTCTTCAGACAGCTAACCTACTTACAGCGATCTTGGCGGTGGACGGAGCAGGCAGCGGTATTGACGCGGACTTGCTCGATGGTCAGCAAGGAGCGGCGTATGCGCTGTTGAATAGCTCTCCTATCTTTACAGGGACACTTACCGCTGGGTCGGGGGTCGGCACCGGAGCGGCAACTGTTGAAGTGGGCGGAGGCCGTTCGGGAAGTGGCACGGCGAACGTAGATTTCCACGCAGTCACTGGGGCTGATTTTACTGCTCGCATTATCCGAGCTGGCGGGGCCAACGGCAACTTCGATATCGTCAACACCGGGATTGCGGCTATCCGACTGCAAAACCCGTCAGGGGATACTATCTTTGACAACGCCGCAGAGAGTGTGCGGATTACGAACGCTGGTAATGTCGGCATCGGGATTGCAACCCCACAAGGCAAGCTGCAAGTAAAAGACGGGACTGACGAGAACTTCCTTGTCCGGGGCAATCTTAACCTTGCCGACGGGGTCACTCTATACTCTGTCAACGATGCTAACAGTGCCACCCGGTCAATGGAGTTCGCAGCTAGTGTGTATTACTTCGCTGGTGGGAATGTTGGTATTGGGCTGACTAATCCTACCAGCCTGCTGCATGTAAACGGCGTGATCCAAGACGATAAGGGCAACGTCCGGCGGCTGATTAAATCTGGTGAGACCAGTGGAACTCTGACCTCGGCTTCGGCTAACGAAATCGTCCGGGCGACCGGCGGCGTGACGTTGAACGGCTCTGTCTTCACTGACAACGACAGCGTAGTGATCTTGAACAAGTCCGGCGGGGCTATCACCATAACAGTCGGTGGAGGCTTGACCCTGACCAGCACCACGGGTGCGACAGGCAACCGGACACTGGCTAGCAACGGCATGGCTACCGTCTGGTTCAACACCGCCAGTGACGCACACATTTCTGGCTCGGGGCTTACATAATGTCGGCTATTATTGGGGCGCTTATTGCGTCGGTAACTTCTATCGGTGAAGTGGCTATCAGCAACGTCACAGCTAGTGATATTGCGCTTGCCCCGGCCTCCGCTACAGCGTCCTACTCGCTAACTTCTGCTGGGAACCTGACTTACACCGGAGGGGGCGGCACATGGCTGAGCCCACAGGTGGGCATGGATCAGTTTGAAGTCAGGGCAACGTTGGTGTCGGGGAGCCTCACGACCGGGACGACTGGTAGCTGGCTCAATCTCGGAACGACAAGGACTTGGACAGTTTCACGATCAGGCGAAGGAGTATCCGCTGCGGTTCTCACCATCGAAATCCGTCTAGCCAGCAGCGGTGTCGTCCAAGACACTGCAACGGTTACCTTCAGTGCAGAAGTTACTAATATCTAATTTAGGGTCGCAAGAATATGATGAATGAGGCAGATAAGGAGTTTATTCGCCAGCTTGACGCCGCAGTTGAAAACCGAGTAAAAATGTGGATCATACGGGCGGCATTGACACAGGTTGTTGCGCTACTGATCCCAACATTCTTCCTTGGTGGGATTTATCTTCAAGGCAAAGCAGCGATAGATTTACTGAGCACCCAGCAAACAGTCCTTGCCGAACGTGGTCGGTGGATGGAGTCGAGAGAACGCTGGGAAATGGCGATGGAAAACTGGGCAGGGCCGCAGGGCTTCACACCTCCCCGGTATAAAAGGGAAGATGAGCAATGACGAAGGCTTTTAATCTCAGTGCCCGGTCGAAGTCGAGACTGGTGGGTGTGCATCCGGATCTGGTGAAGGTCGTCGAACGGGCGATACAGATCACGGAGATTGACTTCGTGGTGTTGGAGGGCCTGCGGACGCTGGCCACGCAACGGAAGTATGTGGCTAACGGAGCCTCACGAACAATGCGCAGTCGTCACTTGACCGGCCATGCCGTTGACATTGCGCCTTGGGTTGGTGGGAAAGTCAGCTGGCATTGGCCGCATTACAACCCGCTTGCCGTGGCCATGAAACAGGCTGCAAAAGAACTCAATGTCCCGATCGAATGGGGCGGGGATTGGAAGAGCTTCAAAGATGGCCCGCACTGGCAGCTGCCTTGGAAGGGATACCCCGCATGAAGCTGCCTAACATAAGCACACACGACGGGCGTAGAGCCTGGGCGTTCCTCGCCATCATGGGCGGTGCTATGGTGTTTAGCCTGTTCATCTGGGTGGCGCTTTACCTCCTCCGCGATCAGCCGGGCTTTATTTTCTATCTGGCAATTGCCGCGCATCTTCAGGTGCTGGTCGGAATGACTGCCCTTGGCTTCGCGATGGGCCGGAGGTTGTCGGTCAGCGCAAACCGCGACGGTGTGACGATCAACGACAGCCAGCACATCGACGTTCACACAGGAGAGAAGTGATGCTGAAAGGCCTAACACCGCTAGGGATCAAGATCCTAGTCGGGATCGTTCTCGTTGCAATCTTTGCTGTTGTGCTGGCCATCCAGGCCTGGAACACTTCCTCACGGGCAAAGACTGAAACTCGGCTGTCGAACAACCAGACAGAAGCCGCCCTGAACAGCGGAACTGACGCAGTGGAAACTCTGGGCGAGCAGTCTGGCCGCGAAGACCAAACCGATGCTATCACAAAGGACAATGACAATGCTATTCGTAAAGCCCCAGGGGCTGATGCTGCCGTTAATCCTGACCTCGACGCTGTTGCTCGTGAGCGGCTGTGTCGGCGCACCGTCTATCGTCTCCGCCCAGAGTGCCTGCAGTTCACTACTCCCGAGTGAGTGGAAGGCTGGAGTGCCGGGGACGGAGTTGCCTGGTGGCTCGACGGTCGGGGACTGGATCGCGTTTGCCGATGCGCAGACCGGTCAGCTGGATAAGTCCAACGATCGCTACTCCGCCGCTGTTGGCATTGTTGAGCGGTGCGAGGCCAGGGATCAGGAAGCGGTCAAAAGGGCAAAAAAGCGATTTTTCGGAATTTTCTAAAAAACGAAAAATCCGGGATTTATAAAAACCAAAAACCCGTAGTTATCAATCGAGGTCAGCCATGCCAGACGTTTTCACTCCTGAGATAGAGTTTGGCCCCTGGGCTGTTGGAATACTGACGCCGGACGGGGGAGTAAACCCTTTTCGGACGATACAACTATCAGACTGAAGAATTTGGTAGTAGCACTGCGGGCGTGCTGCCCCCTCATTCGGGTCGTTGGTTTATGAGAAGGATCAACGCGCCGGTAGTTCGTGGGGCTTCTGGGGGCGGTCTAACATTTACGCTGTCGCTAAGGGTAGTGAACGGCATCGCAGTTAGCGGCGCTGTTGAAGTATCTCGATGTGCTGCGTTTCAGCAGTCAGTGACACTGTAAGCCCATGACCGGGCTACATCAGTGGCTTGAGAGCCGCAACCGTAAGTCCTGCGAGTGGTGCATGGTGGCGGTGTTCGTGGCGTTTATCGCTCTTGGACTCGGAGGCGCGCACCTGCTCCACTGCTCATGACCTCGTATCGGACGAAGCCGTTGGCAACTCCGTAGACCCTGGGTAAAGCATGAATTTATCCCCAGACTGTTTTAATACCAGATAACCGGAGCGCACTGCTCCGGTTATTACGGCTTCAAAGTCCTGCATTTTCGGGAAGTGCTGATGGACGAAGCGGTAGGCTTCTTCGTAAGGACAGCCTCCGCGTTTTTGCACGTAGTAGATCAGGCGCTCGGCATAGACCGCGTCCTCGGACTTGCCGATCTTTGAGAATACAAACTGCATGTCAGGTTCGAGGTCTGTCACCATTTGGCTGGCGAGTGCGAGGTGCTCAGCGGTGATAACTAGGCGGTCGGACTCAGCGGCTGCGAGAACCATTGCGAGTTTGTGGATATGGGTTTGTTTACGTGCGAGGTAGCCCCCAAACCGTTCATCGTCCATATGGAGGTGTTTGGCTGCATAGTGAGCCTCATACCATGCCCGGCCCCACGTTAGGGCGGATTGATCGAGAACGTATTCCCCGGCCATGAGGGAGATTTGGCAGAGGTCTTCGATCAGATGTTGGGCTATTTGTTTCAGGTTCTTCGGCACGAACTCACCGGGGTAGGCGACCAGCTTGGCTTTTTTCTCGGCATAGACGAAAATGCAGCGGGAGGTGAACCCTCCGCCAATCATGTATTCAGGGAAGTTGCCTGCGATCCATGAAGGTGTAGTGCAAGCGATTAGGTTGATCCAAGGGTTTTCTACTGAGTCGTTGCCGGAGCCTTTGGTTTTCTTTTCGAAGGAACCGGGCTTGCCATCCCAGAGAGAAACGAATAGATCAATCATTTCTTTGTCTTGTGGGTTGAGGAGGTTGCCAAACTCGGAAGACTCTATGGTAATGGCCGACATGGCGTGAAATTCGCCCTTGTATTCGAAGGACATTGTAGACTCGGCGAAACCGGAGACTAAGGCCTGCCATGTGACAACGTCTGGGCCGAACTTTATGTCGGGAACTCGCTTGAGCAGGGACATGCCAATACCAGCAGTTGTCGACTTGGAGACTATGCCAGGGGGGGCGACAAGAATAATAAAGAAGTTCGGGTGCCATTGAAAGTAGGCCATGTCGATCCACACCCGGCGGCGAAGGGCCCCCGCGACGGTTGATACAGCAGTCCAAAAATGCATATGTCGGGGGGCTTCGGAAAAACTGGCGTATTCCATAAACGCGGAAACCCAGTTGTCAAAATGTCTCTTGGCCATTAGCCGCAGTCTCCCCATGAACTTTCACTAGTAACAAGGCCAACAGGGATTGTCAATGGCTCTTCGTAAGGTAATGGAACAGAGCAGTGCTTAAGTATACTGGCTCTATGTCGATCAGCATCTGCCGTCGGGAACTGTCCGGCAAGGGAGTCGTGAACCTGAAGCAGAACCTGAATGTCCGGCTCGGCGTTATGGATATTTCGATATCCTCGATTGATAAGGCATCCAACGGTAGATTGAGGCACCCAAGCAACGGCTTGGTTAAATATAGTCCCTTCCATGCGGTCGAAAAACCAACCCCTGTATCCAAACACGTTTTGAACATAACGGTCAGAGCGTAGGCGGGCGCAGAGGTCATCCTGCCAAGTCTTGATTTCAGGGAACTTTCCATAATACCAGAGCTGGATGCGCTCAACCTCGGACGCGAGGAGTCCAATTCGTCCAGCCAGACCATTAGCTGTTCCCAAGTAATTTGTTCCGTGGGCAAGAGCTTTAAACAGCTTATAGGAAGGGTGATGTTTACTGATGGTTGGGTCACGGTAATACTCCTTCGCTATTTCGACGTAGGGTTTAAGGCCTTCAGCGAACATGGCTTTCATTTCGACGCAGCCGGACTCCCAGACAACGATGCGGAGGTCGGCTGAGTCGAGGTCGATATCGAAGAAGGTCATGCCGGGGTCGGGAACGAAGAGCTTGCGGATATTGGGGAGGGCTTGGTGGGCGTAAAGTTCGGACATTAGTCATCACCCTTCGGGACGTTCTGGAGGTTCATGCCTGATCCGAAAGCGTTTTCGGAAGAGGAAAAACGATAAGTTTCAGTCCCAGCGATGTTGAATGAACATCGCATACGCTGGTCATGGTCGACAGGTGCTTCAAGAAAAGTGGATCGAAAGACGCCAAGACTCCGAAGTTCCCTAATCGTATCGCAGACGGGTTTGAGTAGGGGCTCGCGGACAGAGATAATTTCGAGCGCGCTGTCGTCGGTAGTAGGGCTGACACTATCCTTTCTCCTTTTCTTGATTTCCTTTTGGCCAAGCAGGCGGTAGAATAAGTCCTGCATTTGCTTCGGGGATTTGATATTGACGGAATAGCCGAGAACTTCGGTGAGCCAGGCCTCGCGGCTCTTAATCGCGGCTAGGAGGTCATCGGACAGTCGGGCTTTGGACTCGTTATCTACACGAATGCCGCGGATCATGGTTTCTAACACAGGCCAGAACATGGACTGTTGAAAGTCATGGACTTCGCGGAGTTCCGGCCACGAAGGCAGAAACGCGTCGATGGCGCGCTGTTGACTGTCGTCAATTTCGTAGGTGATACAGCAATCTTTGCAGTTGTATATCCAGAGCTGGCGTTCGCCGAGTTTCGGATGCCAGTCTTTGGACTCGTCCTTCCAGTAGACGTGATGGGAAGCATGGAGGGCGGACAAGGCGTCGAGACCCTTGGGCATGTTTGAGAACATGGAGTGCTGGGCCAGCATGGTGTCGCGTTTGAAGCGGGGGATGAAAAGAAGGTGGCGGTAGAAGTATTGGGCATCGTAGATGAAGTTCTGGCCGATGACTTCAGCGTTGGGATGGGTTAGAACGCGGTAGAGTAGGAAGGTAATGAAGGCTTCCTCATGCTCCGGCCAGTAGTGGATACGGGACTGCCAGTTGGGTTGTTCAGGAGAGATAGCCCGCATATGGGGGATGCAGATGGCGTCGAGGGCAGACCATGCAATGCCTGTGCAAGCGAGGTGGCCGCCTCGGGTTTCCACGTCGCAGGAGAGCTTGGTGGGCCCCTCGGCTAGGAGGCGGAGGAGCATCTGGAGGGTTTCCGCAGTCTTGCCGAAAGACGGTTCGATGATGAAGTTGTAGTCCGGTTCAGCAATCGGGGCTTCGGATAAGGCGAGGTTGTTAGCCTTGCGGATATCGAAGATAATTGTGTTGCGTTCCTTCCAGACAGACTGAACATAAGACGCTGGGTATGTCGGGACGATGTGGCAGGTATGGCCCCCCGGTGTCGTGTATTGCAGCACTGACGACCGCCAGGACTTAATCCCCCATTTGCCTGTTAACGCAAAAAGGGCACCGTTACCAAGAGCCAGAATAACCTTGGGCCTAACAAGATCAATGTCGCGATTAAGGCTATCAAGACCAGCCACGACACAGCGGTCAACGTGACGATTATGAAGAAGCGTATGCGCAGGGGTAACTTCTTTTCGGTTTCTTGGGACTTGGTTATCGAAGGTTTGACCACGGACTTGCTCCTTGATAAGAGCTGTGATAAAAGTGCGGGTGCGATTAACACCCGCTTCGGACAGCATACGGTCGAACTCACGGTCAGTGAGAATGCAGTTGGACTGAATATCGCGATAGGATACGCAGTCCGTGACGATCATTAGGCGGGCATCGGACGGGCCTGAAGGTATGAGCATTGCGACCTCAAAGGTTAGAGCATTTCTGGCTGGTCATCAAGACCGTTGAGGCGCTTGACACTGATGCCATAATACTCTGCATTCAGTTCAAGTCCTGTTGCGTAGAGCTTGCAGTGATGGGCAGCAGGAAACACAGTGCCCGAACCTGCGAACGCGTCAAGGACAGTATCGCCGGGGCGAGTAGAGCGCTTGAGAAGATCCACGTAGAGTTCGACTGGTTTGTTCGCACCATGAGTGAGGTTTTCTTCGAGTTTACAAGGTATGACGTCTGGATAGATACCCGTAACTGGACGCTTGCCCTTGACGGCGTAGAGGATGATTTCATACTGACGACGAGGCCCATGTTCGGGAAGAGGGACACGGCCTGAGCCGAGTTTGTGAACGACCAGCGGTGTGCGGAAAACATACCAGCCAGCGGATTGCATGATGCCCTTGAGTTCATGGAATTTATCGAAGTCGCAGAAGATGTAGGCGTGAGCCTGGGGCTTGGCTACGCGGTAGGCTTCCGGGCAGAACTGCGACATGAGGGAGAACCAGTTCTCAGGCGTGTCGTCGTAATGATGTTCGGAGTTGGCAAGACGCCCAGCACCATCGCCGAAAGACTCTGCGTTCATGCCGTAGGGTGGGTCGGTAAGGATCACGTCGAAGGTGTTGTCGGGGCATTCGCTGAGCCACTTGAGGCAGTCGACATGATGCAGTTGATGAACTGACGAGTTGTATACTGCGCCAACCGTTGCTGCAAGAGCCTCTGACTTTGCTTTATCTTCTTGGCGTTTGAGAGCTTTAAACGCTTCCTTTTCATTCTTAGCGCCAGCGACAAGCGGGTTGTCGAGGTGGTCGGCAAGGAGAATGGCTTGGCGATCCCGCCCGTAGTCGGTCGTTTCGATTTCCTTAAGCGTGTCAGCAATGGCATGGGTTTCTCCAACCCTTTCTGCCTGGGCTTGGCGGAGTTTATGCAGCCGGGCGAGGGCTTCCGACCGTTCCTGCCAAGTGAGGTCACGGCGCTTGAGGTTTTCATCGAGTTCGGCTTCCTCGGCTTGAAGGGGGTCGAGTTCGCCAAGAGTGACGTAAGGGACGGAACCGGGGGGAAATTGGTGGCCATTGTGGCGGATACCGTCACCCATTGCGGCTAGGTTCTCCATTGCCCGCAATCGACGCTCACCGGCGACTAGGGTTAGCCCTAGCGACGTTTCGCGGACGACTATAGGGTGGAGGAGTCCAAGACTGGCAATCGAGTTTGCGAGGTCGGTAAGAGCCTCTGGATCAAACTCCTGCCGTTGGCGGTTGGGGGAAATGATAAGGTCGGTTATGGCTATGGCTTGGGGCATGGTTAGCACTTCTTTCCGTTAGCTGCGGTGCGGGCTTCGCGGGTATGGTCAGCACGCTGGGAGTTATAGACGAGTTTGTCCACGAAGGCTGCGCCGAGGTCGAGGCCAGCGTATTCCGGGAACTTCTCGGGGTTGTTGCGAACGTAGCCGATCAGGTCGAGCAGGCGGATGATGGTATCGGCTGTTTCGACGGTCAGCATCATGTGGTGGGGAAGGTGGTTGTCGGGAAGGTTCTTTCGCCAGCCTTCAGCACCCTCGCTGATTTCGGTGACTGCCAGCATCAGCATTTCCATGACGTTGCGGTCAATCTTCCGCCCGGTGGTGGGGTTGGAATACCAGCCAGCCTTGACGTTGGAGAAATAGATTTTGTCGGCAAGGGTGTTGAGGGCGTAGGACGCGAGTTGGAGTTCTGAGGGTTCGAGCATCGGGCGGGCCTTTCAATCTTCGTTATCGTCACGGGAAAAGAACAAAGCAACGAGGAAGCAGAAAAAGAAAAACTCTTGCCAACCGTCCATGATACTTCTCCTGAAGGTTAAAAAGCCGGGGAGCGGTAAAGCCCCCCGGCTAGGTTATGCGTCGGAAGGATTAACCCGCCGATGCGATCTTCTTGACTTCAGCGTAAACGTCGTCATTCACAGCCCGGTGGGACACGAGAACCTTGGCCATGCGGCCCTGGATCATGCCGAACGAGAACGGGTCGCCGGGGGTGTTGAGGCCCAGGGCTTCCCGAATGCGACCGAGGCCGACGTTTTTACCCTTGGAAGTGTCGAGCATACCGGACTCAGTAAGGTCGAGCATCTGCTGCTGACCGACCTTGACGCTGTCACGACCGAGGAGGGATTTGACGTTTTCGTCTTGGATATCCCAGAGGATTTCGATCTTCAGGCCGGAGGACGACCCATCGCGGGCAGCCCATTGCTTGACTTCGACCTTTTCCGCGATGGCGAGGTATTCGCCAGCTGGGCAGGGAATAACCTTGGTGTCGAGAGCTTCGTCGATGGTCATGTTGAGGAAGGTGTTTGGATCGAATGACATAGAAGTGACTTTCTGTTACAAGTGTTGAGGTTGAGTGTGGGGCTTTGGGAGTGCGTGGTATAGACTAGGAGGCCCCTGCACCTAGCTATTAGGTAAGACGGTTGACTTGGCGTTCAAGTCGGCAAAGGTTGGTGCGGAGTTCGATGCACCAGTCCTGGATGGAAGAAGGCTCGCGGGAAACTCCGTTGAGACTTGAAGCGGCTTCCGGCTGAGGGCCTTCGATCCGATCGACCGTGGTTTCCATGCAGTAAGACAATTCCCGGATGCGGGAGGTGAACTCTTGCAGGTCGGCTTCGAGATTGGTGAGAGGCGAGGGCTTGGGCATGGCGGCGTTCAAACTTCCGCTGATACCGCCTAGCGTTGACCGCATTTCGGCTTCTTTCTCATTCACCATGTCTGAGTAATTCATAGCACGTTTCTCCTGTTACTGTGCAGCGTTGCGGCTGACCCACTTGTCGAAGATCAGCTTGAAGTTGGGTTCGTTATCCGACTTAATCGGGAGGTTGCGGGTTTTCACGTCAGCCATTGGGCTGGCGGTGTTCCAAGTCCATTTCTCGCCGGTGCGTTCGGAGAGGATAACGTCAGAGAACATGGAGGGGAATTTCGGAGCGATGGCCTTGCCGAGAGTGGACACCATGAGCTTAACCCCGCCGAGGACAGCATCGGTTTCGCGTTCGACATGAGCGATGAATACGAAGTGGCAGGGGCAATTGTCACACAGCATTCGGGTGATCTTGGTGACTTGATCCTGCGCAATGCCCCAGTCGGACTGGTTGCGCACAGCCTTGCCGCCGATGACGAGAGCCATAGCGGCTTCGGCTAGGCCAGTCATTCCGTCGATTACGAGGACGCGAGACTGATCCCAGAGGTTCACCGGGCCGAACTTCTCGCCGGTTCGGTCGTCGGGGAAGTTGTTGAGGGCTTCGAGCAGGGACACGAACTGGTTGTGCTTGGACTTGTTCGGGTCGGTCATTTTGGCCAGCGCGTCGAGATTGAGAAGATTGATATTCTTCGCGTTCTGGATCATGTCGGTGAATGATGCTGCGGGTGAGGCGACTTTGTGCCAGTGGAGGTTTTTCGGGATGGGCTTGCCGCGATCAGTCCAGTAGCCAAGGAGCGACTCCATGCCGGATTCCAGAGCGAGGTAGAATACATCAACGCCAAGGTCAACGAGGGTTCCGATACTGTGAGTTTTCCCTGTGCCTGAAGGGCCCATCAGAAGAACGTTGACGCCGGGAAGGGCGAAGGGGGGCTTGAGTTCGATGGTCATTGTCTGTTTTCCCAATCTTTGCGAGTTTGAATAGCTTTCTCTAAGCTCTTGCCTTGGTATAAGGCTACACGACGACCTTCTATAGTTGCAAAGGCTCTATACCTATCCTCTGTTTTATAGACGTTAGGTATGCCTGTGTTAGAGGTCTGTGTCTGCCTTCTGTTCTGTGACTGCTGGCTTCTTGTAGCCCATCTGCAGTTTTCTTTAAAATATCCCTTATCGTTATCTATGCGATCTAAAGTTGTCCCAGCTGGTCGGCTTCCCATATCCAGTCGGAAATTCCCATAGGCTGCCCAGCGGGGGTCGTAGCTGATACCACGACCCCCGTAGTTATGAAAAGCGGGATTATCGGGCTTATCGCACCGGCTTTTCATAGCAGACCATGACCAATAAGTGCCAGCCATTAAACATACTCTTTATTGTGTGGATGTTCAGGGTGGTCGAGGAAGGCTAATTCCACGGAGAGCTGGTAGTCGAGGATTGGCTGCGGAATATCCCATCGCATAAGCTCGAACCGTTCGAGAGAGCCTGGAACGTTGAACTTATCTCCCCAATCCCAGCAGTTGCTGCAAAGCGAGGCGATGAAACGGTAGGGGACTGGCTGCCCGTTGGTATAGCAACGGACTTCAGCGATATCGCAACCACACCGGCTGCAACGCCACTGGAAACTCCAGCCCCCTTCATGAGGGTTTACGGGACGATCGTGGACTTCGACACCCTGCCCGTAAACTCTCCAGAAGCGGTCAAGCACGCTTCATTCCCGCTTCCAGCTGTGCGCGATACTTCTCGACCGTGGTTTCCTCCCGAGCCAAGGGATCCCACACACGAGGGACGAAGTATTGCTTCAGCCATGTCTCGGGGTCGGAGGACTTGCAGACTGTCTGGAGAGCGCAGCCCCCATATTCACTGCAAGCGTGGTCGAGGTCGTAGTCCCACCAGCCGGATTTCCAGCACTCGATCATTCGCTCAATATCGCGACAAGTTTGATCGAGCCATCTTTCAATCTCATATGGTGAACGGTAAGTGAGGACTTGCTGAGTGTCATACTTTGTCTTGAGGATGCTAACCCCTCGGACGCACACTCCCTGAGGAT